CTTGCCGTCGTGTCCCGCATCTCTTGGGACACGTACAGCTTCCGCCCGGTCGCTTCCAGGTCGGACGGGATCAGGATGCGGTCGGGCTCCAGTCCCAACTGGTTGCCGTCGGTCCCCGACGCGTCGCGGAACAGCTTGACGGCGGTATTCAACCCCGCTTCGGACAGCACCGTTGCGCCGCCCGACTGGTAGTTCCCGCGGGCCGACGTCCAGAACGTCCCGGCGTCGACGGCGGCAAGCCACACGGTCCAGAACCGCTTGTTCATCGTCACGGCGCCGCCGATCCCGAACCGGTTTCGCAGGTCGTTGAACGCGCCAAGATCGTCGTTGATGATGTCGACGCGGGTAAGCGCCAGCATCTTCGCGTACGTCTTCGCCTGCATCGTGTACGACTCTTGCCCGGCCGTACCATGCTGGATCAGACCGCTTGCCGGCAGCTCCTCGTACTCCAGGTCGGCCGTCAACCGGAACGCCGTAACCTGCTTGAAGTCGGTCACGGTCCGCACGCCGCCGACCTGTCGCCACGTCTGCGGAATCCGCTGGAACCCGTCCAACAGAATCTTGTTGCCGGCGCTGGACAGCATCGTCGTGATCGTGTGCGTCGAAAACGCGGCCCGGATCACGTCGCGCAGGTTCCCGTCGTGAACCTTCATGCGGCCGTTGTAGCCGTTCTGCATGGCGCAGATCAGCAACAACTCTTGCAGCCCGATGTTGCGGTGCCGATCGCTCGCTTCCAACACTTCCGGCGTGAAGTGATCTTCGACGTCCGACAGACCGGCCGAACGGCAGAACGCCGCTTCGATCGCCGGCATCGACACGTCGCGGGAACTGGCGTGGATCGCCGGCCCCTTCGGTCGCTCGGCGACCATCAGGTCGGCCTTGACCTGCGCGGCGGCGGTGATGAACGTGGCGTCCAGCCGGGCGGCCGGCCACTTGTCTTTCAGCGCCTGCGCCTTCGCCTCGATCGCCCCTTTGCGTGCGGCCGCGGTGATCTTGGCGAAGTCTTCGGCCGGCACCTTCTCGCGGTAGTCTTCGGCCGCCGCTTCGATCTCCGCCAGGTGCGTTTCGTACGACAGCCCGATCGCCTGGACGTCGAACGCCGGCGTCTCGATCACCGGCGCCGTTCCGCTGCCTTCGATCGCTTGCGGGTTCTTTGCCGCGGCGGCCTTGACCTCGGCGTCGTACTTCGTGCGCAACTTCGCGACTTGATCGTCGCGCAGATCGTCCACGTTCAGCCCCAGCGCCTGAATCCACTGTTCGAACTTCATGCCGGTTCCCTCCGTGTCGTGTTGTGCGGCCCGCGCCGCGACTTTCGCGTTTGCTTTCCGATCGGCGCCAAGCGCCACGAACGACACTTCCCCAAGCGTCGCTTTCCTCGCGATATACAAGGGGCCCGTGACGGTCTTCCCGTTGACTTTCGCGGTGATCCCTTCGCCGACGAACTCCAGTTTGTCGGGCCGCGCCCCGACGGACGCCCGCCAGGGGAACCCGTTCGCGGCACTCGCCTTGACCTCGGCGGCGTCCGGGCCGGCCCCCGACACGAACCCGCCCAACTTCAACGACGCTTCGGCGATCGCCACGTCGTCGGCGTGCCCGACCACGCGTGCCGGGTCGTGATCGCGCAGGATCGGCACCGGCGCCTTGGCGGTCAGTCCCGACAGGTCGATCGCCACCGGCGGTCCGTAGCGGTCAACTTGCATCGGGCCGCCCGTGTAGGCGAGCATTGAAAACCGCTTGATCTTCTCGCCGCCCTCTTTCGCGGCCGCTTCGATCCACTCGACGCCCACGTCGGCGGCGTGAATCGGGTTCTCTTTCGCCGCCGCTTCGATTCGGCGAAGTCGCTTGCGGATTCGTCGGTCGCGCTGCTTGCTCATATCGCAAACCTCGATTGTGGGGCCCCCGCCGCGACGCGCCGACCGTTCGTGCGGCCGTTGCCGCCCGCCGGCGGGTCGTCGTCTTCGTCGGTTGCCGCCTGTTGAACCTTGGTCGCCAACGACGCGTCGAACAGCCGGCGGCGGTACTCCTGAACGCTGATCCCCAAGTCTTTCGCCGCGGCGGCGTCCTCTTCGTCGACGTCCCAACCGTCTTCGGCCAGCAACCGCCGCCGGTGCGTCTTGCCCGTCGACAGGTCGGTCTTATTGGCGTTGGCGGTCTTCGCTTCGTCGATCACCGGTTTCCGCGGCCAGTCCCACGCGTGCGCCGGGACGGGTGCGTCGGCGACGTTCCAGCCGAACCGCAAGACCGCTTCGGCAAACCAGACTTCGAACAGGGGTTCTAAGACCTCCTCTTCGATTTCCGACTGTTCGACGTCGACGGCGACGAAATAGGTCAGGTGATCCAGCTTGCCGCCGCTGAACGAATAGCCCGACGAATCGGCCGCGGCGATGTTGTAGGGCATCGACAACGGACGCGCCTGTTCCGACGCCTGGGATCGTGTGAACTGATCGAACGACGCCGACGGTTGTTCGGCTTTCGGTTGGTGGACGTCGAACCCGTACGGCAACGCCGTCATCATGCTCTTATCGATCGGCAACGTCGTCATCGGCAAGACGCCGTCGGGCCCGTCGTCGGGCATCTGTTGCGTCTTCAGCAGGATCGAAAAGTTCGCGATGTTCTCGGCGGCGGCGACGGTCGCTTCCCGGTATCGCCGGCCCTGCGCGAAGAGGTTTAGCGACGGGTGCAATTCGCCGACTCCGCGGTGTTGTCCGGCCCGGTCTTCCCGGTATAGGTGCAACATGAACCGGGCGTCGACCGTCTCGGCGTCGGGTTTCAGCCCGCCCCACGGGCCGCCCGGGTGGTACTTCAAAACGTGATACTGCGTCGGGTTGTCGAATTCGTCGAAGTCAACGCCGTCGATCTTGTTGGGTTCGTTGACCCCCAGATACGGCGTCGTCACCTGTTCGCACTCGATCGCCTTCAGACTCAGCTTGACCGGGTGTCGCATCGCCGGGTTCTTGGCGATCATCAGGAACGCTTCGCCGTCGGACACCTTCGCCTTGATCGCCGTTCGCAGTTTCCGCGCCAGCTTTGCCCGCTTCGACCACCGCTTCCACTCGACTTCAATCCTCCGATTGAACCCGTCCGATCCGGTCTGCATGCGCAGCTTCGGACCGCGGCCGACCACGTAGTTTGCCTGGGTCAACTGGACGCCGCGGCCCTGCCCGTTGTTGGCCAGTTCGTACCGCGTCCGCTGCGCGATCCGCTTTCGGACCGTCGCGCTATTGGCGCTGTCGGCGTCCAGCGCATCGGCGGCCGCCCAATGGTTCGCGTTTAGCCCGTCGGTCTTGGCGGCGTCGTACGATCCGCGGATCGGGCGGTTCGGCCCGTCGCCGATCGTCGGCCGCGGAGAACGACCACCGACCGCGGCGGTCCAGATTCGGCGAAATACGCCCATGCTATCCTCCCCCCGGCGGTGTGAGTTTGACCAACCGGATACCGAAGTGATTTCGCGACGCGGCCGTCCGCCCCTGTAGGTACTGGTCGGCGGCGATCAGATCGGCGATCTTCTGCCCGTCGACGGTCGTTCCGTCGACCGTGACTTTCGCCGGCGACTTCGCCGTTTCTTCGATTTGTTCGGCAATCGTCTTTTCAGCCATATCGCCGAGTCTGCCGGCAAACGCCGGTCGGCGCCTACTGCGGGTCGGCGGAAACTGTCAGATATGCGAGTTAGTCGCCGTCGAATACCTCACTAGAGTTAGCGACGTGACCGCACGCCGAACAGGCACGGGCCCGGCGGATCGTTCCGTCGCGAAGCGTCCAGGTGCGTTGGACGTAGAACAGCCGGCGGCCGCACTCCGGACACATGCGGACGCGTACGTCGCCAGGTTGCCGGCCCGCTTCGGCCGCCAGTTCCGCCAGGGATCGCCGCGGCTTCTGTTCCGCGTTGCCTTGATCTTCCATGATTTCACCCCGCCCGCGATAGTCGCTTCAGTTCCGCCAGTGATTGCCGTTTCGGCCGCTTCGGTGCAAGCATCGTTCCCGGGATCGACACGCCCAACGTCGCCGCCCCGACGGCCGTTCCGACCAGACCGTCCCAATAGTGGTTATCCGGCCGGCCCGGCTTTAGTTCCCACTCGTACCGGCCCAACCCTTTCGCTTCGACCCACGTTGCCGACTCGGCGCAACAGTGATCGGCGAACAGTTCGTGCCCCCGCTGATCGTCGCCGAAGATCGACCAACAGCCCGGATCACCCAACGCCACCCGCAACCGCTCCCGGGCAAGCGTCTTCCAATAGTTCACGTCGGTTAATAGCACCCGGTCGCCCTTTTTCGGCGGCGGGATTCGCCAGTGAAACCCCGTCGACCCGCCCTCTTTGCCCGAAAAGAATTCGGACCACTCCCGCCCCCGCGGAACATAAAAACCCATCGCCGGCATCAACAGCGCCGCGTGCCGCGATCGCCGGCAGAACGCGCACACCAAGTCGCGGTCGAACCGGGCGTCGACCAGCAACCGGCCGATTCGCATTGCGGCGCCGTCTTCGCGTGTCCAGGTGCGGCCGATCAGGTCGTCGACGCACTCGGTCAGCCCGGCCAGAATCGCCCCCTCTTTGCCCGTGCCCGGGTACTCGCCGGCCAGCTTCCGCGGCGCCGTCGCTTGCGAGTAGTACCGCACCGGTTGTTCGGGCCACGGCCGGTAGTCGATCACCGATCCGGCAAACGCCGGCGACCACGCCGACGTCGTCGCGTATAGCACCCCTTCGTGGACGTCGACAAACGACGTCACAACCTCGCACTCGGTCGGCACGACGCCGCGATCGACGCCGTTGACCTTTGCCGTCACTTCGGCCGGCTGCAACTGGTCGCGCTGGCGGTCGTCGCGCTTCGGCCGGTTCTGCATCGGCCCCCAAAATCCGTCCGGCCCACGCTCGCACAACAGGTTCATCGCGTGTTGAATCGCCGACACTTCGCCGGGCCCCTTCCGCGCCTTCCACGCGGCCGCCGCCCCTTCGTCCAGTTCCCGCCGGTGCTTGCGATAGTACCGGTTCGCCGGATTGACGTCCGGCACCGTCCGCCCCATGCACTCGCGGTACACGTCGAAGTAGCGTTCCCAGGCGGCCGCGTTGGTCGGCATGGTGCGCATCAGCCCCCGACGAATGCCACGCCATAACGGGTACTTCTTGCGATCCAACAGCCGGTCAACCATATCGTTTTCGCGAATCACCGTACACGGCATGATCGCCGATACCCGCTTCCCCGGGCCGGCCATCCCCAAGACCGCGTCGTTCAGCAACGCCAGGCGGTCGGCGTTCTGTTGCGGCGACTTCGCCGATTCGTCCGTCTGCGGATCGTCCAACAACACGCCGTCGGGCCGGACCGATCGGCCGTCGGGGTGCCCGAACAGGCTCCCGCGGATGCCTTCGCCCGTCAGACCGGACACGCCCAACACCGCCCCGGACGTGACCGATCGGCCGTCGGGCGTCGGATCGTTCGGCGGACACGACACCGTCGGCAACACGACCCGCGTTCGCGACCACTTGATGAACGTCGGCAACCCCTCGCACAGTTGCCCGGCCGCCCGGTGCGCGATCCCGCCCAATGCCTTGACCGGAACGGACACTTCCGGGAAGTCTTCGACGTACTTCGGAAGCGTTCGCATCCATAACTTGATCGCGTCGATCGTCTCGACGGCCTTGTCTTCGTTGGCACCGATCACGAACGGGTAGGACAAGTGACCGTAAGACACCGCCCACAACACGGCCATCCGACATATCGACGTTTTGCCCGATCCACGCGGCAACGCGACGGCCAGCATTGCGACCGACCGGACCGACTGTTCGATCGCGGCGATCACTTCCAGGTGGTCGGGCGACCACGGCCAACAGAACGTCGCCGGGTTGTAGGTCTTGCAGAACTTCGCCAGGTCGTCGCGGCACGCCCGGTATCGCCGAGGGTAGCGCCGCTTCGGTATCGATCCGATTTCCCGCTTGGCAAGCGACGCCAGTTCGTCCCGTCGGGCCCGCGCTTCGTCGCGTCGCTCGGCGCGTTGCCGATCCGTCAGGGTTCGTTTGCGTCCGGGTTTCGCCATTCATTCGGGGACGAAAAGTCTCGGTTATCGAC